TCACGGCACCGTATGACCTTGCGGGTTATAAGGAAGCGATCACCGAGGCGCTTTACAAAGGCACCAAGAGAAACATCGAAAGTGAGACAGACGCAAAAAACGTGGTAGTCGAGTAAACGACGAGGATCTGTTTACTCGGCTATTATATTACGGACTGGCACATCTCCACCTCACGATGGATGAGGTGGGACTAATGCCATTCGGACTGCTGCTCGATTTGTGGGAGTGCCACAAACAGTATTCTGGCATATCCAAACCGAAGCGGGAGTACTTCATAGAAGACATTATTCCCGACGGAATCTGACGAAGGGGGTGATGTAAATGGCAGAAAAATTCGGACTCAAGATCGGTCTGGAAGGCGAAAAGGAATTCAAAGCGGCACTGGCGGACATCAACCAATCGTTCAAGGTGCTGGGCAGTGAGATGAAGCTGGTCGAATCGCAGTTCGATAAGAACGACGATTCGGTCGAAGCGCTCACCGCGAGAAACGAAGTACTTGCCAAACAGATCGACGCACAAAAATCCAAAATCGAAGTGCTTCGGGACGCGCTGAAAAACGCTTCCGAATCCTTCGGAGAAAACGACAAGCGCACACAGGCGTGGCAAATCCAGCTGAATAATGCCGAAGCAGCCCTCAATAAGATGGAGCGCGAACTGCGTGAAAACGAAGACGCGCTGGACAACGCGGGCGACGGCATGGACGATGCTGGCAAAGAAGCCGACAAGATGGGCGATGAGATCGAGGATTCTGGTAAGCAGGCGGATGACGCAGGCGGCAAATTCGAAGGTCTCGGCACTATCTGCAAGGCAACCGCAGCCACCATCGCCGCAGCATTCGCAGCGGTAGCGGCAGCATCCGTCGCAGCGGGCAAAGCTCTGGTCGATATGGCGACCGAGGGCGCAGCATACGCGGACGATGTTCTCACTACGGCAACGCAGACAGGCATTGCCACCGACAAGCTGCAGGAGTACATGTACGCGGCGGAACTCGTTGACGTTTCTACCGAGACACTGACGAAATCGATGGCAAAGAACATCAAGTCGATGTACACGGTTGTCGACGTTTCGGGTGAAGCGGCAGTCGATATGGAAAAGCTGGCATCGGCGGAATCGAAGGCGGCAGACGCAGCGATCAACCTTGAAAAGGCGCAGATTGCATACGATGAAGCGGTAAAAGCCAGCGGCGCAGCGGTCGGAAAAGCATACGCAGCAGTCGAAGACGCAATGCTCGGCGTCGAATCCGCGCAGATCGCTTACAAAGCAGCGGTGGAAAAAAGCGGTGAGGACTCGGAGGCAGCGCAAAAGGCAGCGGTCGCACTTCAAAAGGCGCAGAACAAACTGGCAACGGCGCAGGACGCATACAACACTGCGCTTGCCGAGAGCGGCGACGCATCGGCGGCGGTGCAAAAAGCGGCACTGGCTGTTGAGCAGGCGCAGTTGAAGCTGGCAGATGCACAGGCGGCAGTAACCAACGCATCGCAGCCCGTAGAACCCGCCATGAACGAAATGACCGAGGCATACAATAAGCTCGGTGTAGCCGTATACGATGCCGAAGGTAACATGCGCGACAGCGATACGGTTTACTGGGAGATCATCGACGCGCTGGGCAAGATGGAAAACGAAACCGAGCGCGACGCGATCGCAATGCAAATTCTCGGTAAGTCGGCGCAGGAACTTAACCCGCTCATTGAGGCGGGCGCGGAGCGCATGGCGGAACTGGGCAAAGAGGCACAGGAAGCAGGATACGTTCTCGGTGACGATGCGCTCAACGCATACGGCGCACTGGACGATCAACTACAGTATTTGTCGGTAGGTGCGGAGGCAGCAAAGAACGCACTCGGACAGGTGCTTCTCCCCGTGCTGACAGAACTGGCATCGGACGGCGTCGGGCTGCTCGGAGAGTTCACCAACGGCATCAACGCAGCAGGCGGCGACCTTTCAAAAATGGCGGATGTCGTAGCAGACATCATGCCGAAAATCATCGATGTGGTGATGGAGCATGTACCGATGCTTCTGGAACTCATCGTAACCATCGTAACATCGCTGGGCAAAGCCATCGTGGACAACCTCCCGATTATCGTCGATTCGGTATCGGAGCTTCTGTTCGTCATCATGGACGCGCTGGTATCAGCACTACCGCAGATAGCGGACGGAGCGTTGCAGTTGGTCATGGCTCTGGCGGACGGTATCCTCAACAATTTGCCGAAATTGCTGGAGACGGCGATACAGGTCGTATTGACACTGGTAAAAGGCATTACAAAAGCATTGCCGAAGCTGGTACCTACCGTTGTATCGGTTATCACGCAGATCGTAAAGATTTTGATAGATAACCTACCGCTTGTTTTGAACGCAGCACTGGAACTCATCAAGGCACTGGCACAGGGCATCCTCGATGCAATCCCGATTTTGATTGATGCGCTCCCCGCGCTCATCGAATCGCTTCTGGAATTCATCATGGACGCGATACCGCAGATCATCGAGGCGGGCGTCCAGCTCATCACCTCGCTAATCGGCGCACTGCCGACCATTATCGAAACGATCGTGGCGGCAATACCGTTGATTATAAACGGAATACTGACAGCGGTGCTTGGTGCAATTCCGCTCATCATTGACGCGGGCATTACGCTCATCACTTCTCTGGTGCAGGCACTACCGACGATTATATCGACCATCGTGGCAGCCATCCCGCTTATCATCGAGAACATTCTCACAGCGGTGCTTTCCGCGATACCGTCCATTATAGACGCAGGCATACAGCTGATAACATCCCTCATCGGCGCACTGCCCACGATTATAGAGACGGTAGTGGCAGCAATCCCCGTCATTATAAACGGAGTGCTGGAAGCGATCATGTCGGCAATTCCGCTTCTCATCGAAGCAGGCATACACCTCATCACATCACTGGTGGCGGCATTACCCGAAATTGTCATGACGGTGGTAGACGCAATCCCAGTCATTATCGAAGGCATTCTGGAAGCCGTTATCAACGCAATTCCGCTCATCATAGACGCGGGTATCACGCTGATCACATCGCTGATAGGCGCATTGCCAGAGATCATTTTCACCATCGTGCAGGCGATCCCCGACATCATCGCCAGCATCATCGATACGCTGCTCGGCATGATACCGATGATTATCGAATGCGGCATCAAGCTGCTGACCTCGCTGATCACGGAACTGCCGCGCATCATTATCAGCATTGTACAATGCTTACCCGACCTCATCAACGGCATCATAAACGGACTGCTCGGCAGCATCGATAAATTCATCGACGCGGGCATCAAGCTGTTCATGTCGCTGATAACCAACCTACCGCAGATTATCTGGGAACTCGTGAAGGCGATGCCGCAGATCATCACTTCACTGGTGAACGCGCTTCTCAACGGACTCGGCTCATTCGTCGATGTCGGAAAAAACCTTGTAAAAGGACTGTGGGAAGGCATCCAGAGTCTCGCATCGTGGATATGGGATAAGGTTTCTGGCTGGGCATCCGACCTTTGGGACGGCATTTGTGATTTCTTCGGAATTCACTCACCGTCACGAAAAATGGCGTGGATTGGTGACATGATGATGGAAGGACTTGCAGGCGGTATCGATGAAACGGCGGGAGAAGCCATCGACGCAGCAACGGATATGTCGAAGGATCTCAATAATGTATTCAACGAACTTTCCGCAGATTTGTCGACGGCACTGCCCGAAAAAATCGATGTGAATAGCAGCATCGCAGGCGCAGGAGGAACACTGGCAGACAGCGGCTTCATGCTCCAACTCAACATAACGAACTTCAACAATTACAGCAGTGAGGACATCACCGAACTGACACAGGAAATTATGGCAACAGCAGGCGCATACGCGCAGCGGAAAGGAGTGGTATTTGCATAATGAATTACTTTGAGTACAACGGAATACGCTCCTCGGACATGCACGTGCGGAACAGCAAGAAGACAATCTTTTCCGCACCCAAGTATGACCTTACATTTCAGTCAATCCCCGGCAGAGACGGTGACCTCATTTCACCAAATGGACGGTTTCCGAACGTGACCATTTCGTACACGTGCTTTATTCCCGCCAAAAGCATCGAGCAGCTGGCGGACAGGATCACAGCAGTTAAGAATTGGCTGTACACGGAGCCAGACCGATATCATACCCTCGCGGACAGCTACGACACAAAGTTCTTCCGTCGAGCGGTATTCAACAACAAGCTGGATATCGCAGACGAATGCAACAAGATCGGTACGTTCACCGTAAACTTTTCTTGTCAACCGATGCGATTTTCCTATGCAGGACAGACCAAAACAACCTACACGGCATCGGGTTTCGTGCTGACGAACCCGTATCCGTTTGAGGCAAAGCCGTACATCCGCTTAAACGGCAGAGGTACAGGAAACCTTATCATCCAGAGCAGCGGCAGGAACGCAATCTGGAAATTCACGACGCTGGACGGGTACACCGAGTGCGACTCGGAACTCATGAATTTTTACCAAGGCACCGAATTGAAGAACGACACCGTAAGCGGTGACGGATTCCCAACATTCGCCTTCGGTCAAAACACCGTTGCCTTTGACGGTGGCATCACCAGCGTCGAAATCATACCGAGGTGGAAAACGGTATGATCCCCGTTTTATACAAAGCGGACGCAACCGACTTCACCACATACGGCATCGGCACACTCACGGACACGATATCCTGCGAGGTGACGGAGGAAAGAAACGGCGCATACGAATGCGTCCTCAAGTACCCGATCACAGGCGCACATTATGCGGAGATACGGAAAGAGCGGCTGGTCAAAGCCAAGCCAAATGACACATCGGGCAACCAGATGTTTCGCATCTATCGCATAACCAAACCGCTCAATGGAATCGTGAAAATCTACGCGCAGCACTTGTCGTATGACCTTACCACCATAGCGACACCCGCATGGGAGTCAGCACCGATCACACCGCAGCTGGCAATCGAGCATGCATTCGATTCAGCACTCACACCGCACCGTTTCACCTTCCGCACCGACTATACGGCATCGAAGGCGTTCACGATAAACAAGCCCAAGAGCTTACGTGCGGTGCTGGGCGGTGAGGCAGGATCGCTGGTTTCCCTCTGGGGCGGTGAGTTTGAGTGGGACAATTACACGGTCATACATCATCAAGGGCGCGGCACATCGACAGGCGTGGTCATCGAATACGGCAAAAACCTCACCAAGCTGGAGCAGGACGCGGACATCACATCGGTGTACACGGACATGCTTCCATACGCGGTGATGTCCGACATGGACGGCAACGAAACGGTGATCACGCTGACGGAGCAAATTCTTCCGATAAGCGAAACGACGCTGGTACAAAGGAAAACGCTCATCAAAGACTTCACGGATTCCTTTGAAATGGACGAAGTCATAACCGAGGAAGCGTTAAGAGCAAAGGCAGAACGCTACCTTGAAAACAATCCGCTCGGTGTGGAAACACCGACGCTGAAGGTGTCATTTGAACCGCTCTGGAAACAGCCCGAATACGCAGCGGTGCTGGAGCGCGTTTCTCTTTGCGACCGAGTCACCATACGGCACACCGACCTCGGCGTGTCGGCAAAGGCAAAGGTCGTTACGACAGAATACGACACCTTGGCGGAAAAATACATTTCCATAACGCTCGGATCGGTAAAGAACACGCTCATCGACCAAGTAAGCAACGCACAAAGCGCAGCAGCAGGAGCAGCCGAAAAGGTTGACCGCCTGCCGAGTCTTATGGCATCGGCAATTCAAAATGCGACCGATCGTATCACGGGACAGAACGGCGGATATGTCGTTCTCAATACCGAGAGCGAAAACGGACAGCCATACGAACTGCTGGTAATGGACGCACCGACAATCGCGGATGCAGTGAACATCTGGCGATGGAACGTAGGTGGGCTGGGTTTCTCCAGCAACGGATACAACGGACCCTACGCCACCGCCATCACATCGGACGGACAGATCGTGGCGGACTTCATCACATCGGGAACGCTGGTGGCAAACATCATCAAAGCGGGTATCCTCTCTTCGCAGGACGGATCGTCCTTCTGGAATCTGGAAACGGGAGAGGTCGTGCTGAAGGCGTATGCGACCACGGAATCGGTGCAAGAAACCAACACGCGCATCGACGAAATCAACGAACAAAAGATGTACAGGCTGGTGATCACCAGCAGCAACGGGAACATTTTCAAAAACGGAAACATCAACACGGTGCTGACGGCAACGGTCTTTTCGTGGGATGAGAATATTACCGACACACTGGATCCCAACCAATTCATCTGGACGCGCGTATCGGACGATGCGGAATCCGACGCGGAATGGAATGCCGCACATTACGGCGGCAGCAAATCCGTTGAGATCACAGGAGACGATGTAGACATACGCGCCACATTCTTCTGCGACCTCATAGATACTACTACCCGACAGAGCTTGTTGGGATAAATACGAAAAGGAGACAAAACAATGAGTAAAGCTCAAGGTCAGTTTACGATTATCGACTATAACGACGCGCTGACGCTGACGGGTTACATTGGCTCAAATCACGCAAAGACGCAGATGTATAACCCCGACAACGGCAGCTATACTCCCGACTGGAGCAGCACTAACCTCGTGCTGACACCCAGCTTGTATGTCATCGGTACGACTACCGACCAGATCACCAGCGCAGCGGTGACATCGGTTAAGTGGTACATTGGCAGCAGCACCACAGCAATCACTTCCGCAGGCAGCTATGCACTCAGCGGTACCAAGAGCCACATCCTCACCGTCAAGGCAAACACGATGGCAGGACTCACGGGTATCGACTACCGCTGCGTAATCACCTACAAGGACGCATCGACTGGACTTTCGATTACGCACCCGCTGACGATTTCGTTCAGCAGAGTCGTAAACGGCGGTGGTATCGTTGACCTTCTGGTAACCACACCCGACGGCAACGTATTCAAGAACACCGAGGTGGCAACGCTCAAGGCAAAGGCAGAACTCTGGCGCGGATCGACCGTAGATACCACGAATGTATCTTACAAGTGGGCGATCATGGATTCGGCGGTAAGCAGTTCTTCGTCTACGGGTTACGATGCAGCATTCGGCACAGGATGGCGAAAGCTCTCGGATACCACTGGCAAATACACTGGCACGACCACCGCGACCATCACCATTTACGCAGCAGCGGTCGACAGCTACGCGGTATTCCGTTGCGTGGCAACAGACTCGGACAGCGCGTCGAACACCTACAACAGCACGTTCACCGATGTGGCGACCTTCATCGACAACAGCGATCCGATCCAAGTGGTCATCACTTCCACGGGTGGCGATGTGTTCAAAAACGGTCAAGGATCCACCACGCTCAAGGCGGTGGT